CGTTTCTCCTCCTCGTCTTCTACATAAGTGTAATTAGCGCAGCTCATAAGTTTATATTGTTGTCATTCATTAACTCCCGCAGTTGATCACGGCAGGCATAGTATGCCTTCAATTCGCCTTCCGAGGTTCCATCTGGTGCATACTTGGTTTTACTACGCAGCCATTGGTCTAAATCCCAAAGTGCCGAGTGCATTTTAGAAGCGGATGTTGCCAAGTCGAACTCTATCTGGTCTTCTGGCAAGTTATATTCGATTGTTGCTTTCATTCTTGAACCATTTTGATTATTAACCCAATAAAAACAATCGCAAGACCAAGCGCAATAGGAATGGTTATCGGTGAAGTCACCCACCACCAAGACCAATCAATGTACCCAGTCAATTTCAATCCCACAAATAATACGGTAAGAACTCCTCCGAATCCTATCCCGTTGCTTTTGTTATCGCTCATTTCTCGTTAGTGTTAAACGTTTTGAAATAGGTTTTTAATTGTGGTTTCAATCTCGCTCAATCGCTGCTCTGGCGATAACCCGCTATTCTCCGATTCAATTATAGCCGTGATTTCGTCTAACGTCTTGTAGCAAGCGATTAGCTCTTGGATTGGTGTTTTCATTTCTCGTTGGTGTCCCAATACATTTCGCATTCACCCTTTTTAATTGGTGAGGTCATAAAGTAGGATTGTAGCATACCAGCGGTAGCCGTGAAGCGGTAGCAGGTCTCCCGAAGGTCGCATCCCCTACCTGTGCATTTAGTTATATCGGTCATAATTGCCCAACGATTGTGTAGTTGTCTAACTCTGGCTCGTCCACTCCCATAAAGAACTCCTTGTATATGGAAATCGCCTCTTGCAACTTCTTCTCGCCTTCTTCAATAAACGCAGGGCTAACTGTGTAAATGCCCACGTCTAAACTCGCCTTGTCGATGGCAATAAATATAAACTTGTCAATCGGAACTCCAAATAGCCGAGTGTAGATATACGCCTGCAAGTCGTAACCGTACTTCTTTGCTGAATAAGGAAACGCACGTAAGTCGGTAGTGGTTTTTAGGTCTGCAATAAAGTTGTCTCCTAATATGTCGGCTTTTGCTCGAAAAGGTACGCCCTCTATCGTTCCAATAGCAGGAACCTCAAATTGGCAACCTTGAATATAGCCGAGGACGGATTCGTTGCGTAGCAGGGCATCTGCGATGCGTCTTGCTTCGTTGTATTCCTTCTTTGTAATTATTTGGCCGCCTCTTGCTTTGGCCTCCTTCCATATATTCGTATTCTTGCTCTGTACGTCAATAATATCGTACTCCTCGACTCGGTGCGGTTCCAAGGCCATCAAGTGAACCAATCGGCCCACCGAGAAGGCATCCGATTCGTCTTGGCCGTACTTGGTAACGTAGTGGTACGTCTTTGGCGATTGGAGCAAGAGTTTACAAGCCGAGGACGAAAGAGCGGCCCTGGAAAGGTATCCATAGTAGAAGGAGTCGTCCATCATCTTCTCCTTGACGGTTGCCTTATCCCAAGTGCTTCCGTCTAATAGTTCAATTATCTTCATTGTTTAGCGTTTAATGCCAGTTGCAACGCCTCGTTAAATCCACGCTGGAAGTTTATTTCCTTGTCGGATTCTTCAAGTCGCTTTAAGAAGTCAATATCTTTTTGGTCGATTCTTGCTCCGTGTTCGGATGCAATCTTTACAAATAGGTCGGTCAGTGTCATTTTAATTTCAATTTTACGAAGTTCAAAATCATCGAAGTAAGCGGACGAGCCAAATCCATCTTCCGCCTCACCAAGGCCGTAACGGTATTCAAGGTAAAGCGGCTCCATTTTGTCTGCGTCAAATACAAGCGTATCAATACAGCCGTCTACATAAATAGGAACCGCAACACGTCCATTGTATTTTTTGCTTTTAAGTTCCGAAAGAATGCTTGGCATTTTCTTTATACATTCCTCGTATAAACGCATTTCAAGCTCGGTCATAATTAAAAGTGTAAGTAGTTAAAGTCCTGCTCCATTGCTCGCTCGTACAACGGCTCCCAGTTAAAGCCCTCTACCATTGCTGGTTGATATGGGTGCTGGTCAACGTCACCAATGCCGTAAGCATCGACAACATCTAAACGCCAGCTAAACATATCTTGTACGGTTTTGAATCCCGCCCAAGCGGCAAATACCTCGAAGTAGTCGCCTGCGATGTCTTCGGGTGCAAGACCTTGGTTCTCGGCCTCGTACATAAGGTCGGTATAGGTCACTTGCATAGCACCTGTGCAATGTAGGATGGAACAATAAAAATAGCAAGCAACGCAGTGCTTACAATCAGGTACCAAGCGAGCCAAACGGTCACGTCTTGGAATAGGTCAATCAGTTTGTTTTTCATTGTGTGTGTGTTTAATTGTTCACCAAAGATATAAAATTTTTAATACATACAACATTGAGACAAAAAAAATAGCCCCGAAGGACTATTTATTTTTCCATTGCGTGTAGCATACCGCTAATCGCTGGTCTTGCCGTGGGTATTCTTTTATCATTGTATCGTCTGTGACGCAACGATTGATAAACTCCTTCTGGTCTTCTTTTGATTTAGGGGTTGGTAAAGGCATAGATTTGTTTTGCTTGGTTTACGTTTAAGAATCCTACCACCTTGTCAACCTTGTGCGTTTTTGCGAAGTCGGTTGTTGCTGGCATTCGTTTTGTCTCCCAGTTTATTTGCAAGTCAGCCAATCGGAAAACATAAATACCAACAGGGGTAGAGTTAATATAAATAGGGTTGGTCTCGAATTTTGCCGAACGAGCAAGCAAGTTGTCGTACTTCATTTTCTCAATAAGCAAGGTGTCGTAATGACTGCGCCTGCATTTTAACTCAATGTCAAAAGCCCATTGGGCAGAGTAGCAATCCCAGTGCGACATTGGCTCCTCGCTCATTTCCAAGTCAGGCAGGAATCGTTCTTTTAGGAACTCAAACAGCTGCCGTTCCGTCATACTCGGAATGTACGCTACGCAATTCCTCAATCCATTGCTTCCAAAGTTTAGGATTGCAACCGCAGGGAATATGGTAGGCGTGGTTAAAAATGCGGGCGTGAATCTTTGCGATTTGCTTCTGGTCTTGTGAACTCATTGAGGACTTGTACCGTGCATAGAACTCGGTAAGCCATTCGTATTCCTTCTGCTCCAAGCATTTAGGATTCTTGCTTGGGAATAATCTGTTGAGCTTCTCCTTGCGGGCTTCGCATCCGCAGTCCACGCCAGTAGCATCGCTAAACCAATCAACTACCGCCTTAATGCCAGCTGCCTCCGTAAACTGCTCGATGCGGTCACCGAGACCTTTTGGCTTTCGACCACGTTTGGTACTCGGCTTCGCAGTTGCTTTTAATTCGTTCTCTGCCATTTTTCAAAGTATGATAAATTGAACGTAAACTTATTTTGGTGTCGTTAGACAACTTGCGCATTGATACGTTAGAATCGTGATACAGAACAAACAGCTTGTTATCGTACCAGTCCCATTTTGCTATCTCGACCTTTACTGCTTCGGCTAATTCCGTAAAGGCCAAGTCAGAATCGAGGTCGTGCATTTCGTCTATATCGTCGAACTCTTCAATAGATACGAATTTAGCCGCCTGTTGCTGCTGGCGCAAGTAAAGATTCCGAAGTGTAATATAAACGAAAAACGTGTTGGGTTCTTCTCCATATCGAATCTTCTCAAAGTCCTTTACATACGTGTACAATCTTATGTACATATCTTGAACGAGGTCTTGGGCGGTATCATAGTCCGCACCAAAACTTTTAGCCATCCGAATCCAGTCGGCGTGGCGTTCTGCTAATCGTTCAAGTAGTTCTCCCATTCGATTTCGAGGATAAAGATAAGTAAGGGTATCTGTATCTGATGAACTTCGATGTCGTCCAGTTCTACTTTAGACCAGTTGAAGCCAAGTAAAACTCCGTAAATTGGGTAGAATCCGATATTAAAATTCATTTGTTATCTGGTTTATTTGTTGCAGCTTGGCTTTTAGATACGTTATCTGTTGCTTCAATTCTGCATTCTCTTTAACCAAATAATCATAATTAAGCACATTGGTTACCGTTTTTTCTTCGGGCGTTTCTTGCTTTGGCAATTCACCTCGAATATGCAAGGCCGACTTCAATGCCGATTCATAAAAAGCGTTGCGCCTGTATTGCAACTTCTCGTAGTGAATTACGGTCGAGTGGTCTTTGCCTAATTGGAACCCAAGCTCCGTTAAGGTGTACATAGGTCGGAACGCCTTGCAATACGCCGAGCGAACTACTACGTTTCTTGCCTTACGGCTTCCATCGTCTTTGTACTGAATGTAGTCGCAGAATGTTTTGTAGTTCACCTTTTGCCTCGGTATTGTGCCTTGCCCATCTGGCGTTGCGTTAGTACGTGAAGGAGTGGCACGTTGTAGGTCTTGCCTTGTTCGTCTTGTATAAGCATCCACGCTCCCCAGTCCTTCCAGTTGCTTGCTCTGCGGTAGTCAAGGACAACAAAACGCTTCTGGTCTATTTCAAAGATTTCGTCAATGTCAAACGGCAGGGGGATAAAATCGTTTCTCATATAAGCTGCTCTTGAAGTTTTAAGATTTCGGCTTTTGCTTGGTCAAGTTGTACAAGCGACTGGTTTAGGTCGTAGCGCAATTTAGAGTTGTCCAAGCGGGCTTCGAGTACCTTTACGTCTAACGTCCTTTTAAGGTCAACCATATCCTCGAGCATTTGCGTTGCCTTCCATAAGGAAAGAAGGTGGTCAACAATTACCGTCTCTTTCGGGTTATCTACCGCTACTTGATTAATCCACAAGATAGCGTCATTCACACGGAGAATCTTGTCCCTAACGTGAATTTCCCAAGCGTCTTCAGAATGGTGCATCGGTGTCATTTAAGGTAATTTGTACAGGTGTCGGAGCGTCCAGCAAGTTATATCCGTCTATCTTAAATCCAACATTTCCTCGGATAGATTCCATTCGGATTGGGTCACCCAGCGGAGTAGGTCGTCCGCCTGTTTCCATTTCCTTTGTTTTTCTCACGTGTAGCTCGGTAAATAACCAGTCGGTCGGGTGTTGGGCCATTCGGTGAACCACCAGTACACAGTCGGCACGGTTGCCCCACTTGCCGCCTCCTTCGATGTCCGAAGTCATTGGGGGCATTGGAAGCCCTGCGTATTGATGGCCCTGCGGAAAGGTTCTACGCATTGCTTCGGTTACTGGGTGTGTGTTTACGACTGTTGTTACGTTGTTCTTGTGGGCGAACACCCGAATAGCCGAGGCCACCTCGTAGTGGTATTCGTGCATTCCTGTCTTCCCAAGTTTCTTTTGGTCGGTAGATAGTGAGTTGTACGGGTCAATAAGTGCGCCAGTATAATCCCACTCCTCTTTGATTTCCTCCATAACCCGCAACAGGCCAAAGGCATCGTACAACTTGTTTCCGTCAATGAAAGTAAAGTATTCGTTCACAAAATCAAGGTGGCGATACATTACGTGTTCTGGTATCTGTTGAATCGGGGCGCAAGCAAGAAACTCAATCATTTTTCTTTTGAGTGAGTGTACCTCGTTTTCTGCTGAATAGACCAACCACTTCTTCTCGTAGTTCTGGGATTGCATAAGCATAAGGTAAATAAGCGTATGCGTCTTACCCACGTTGGCGTGGCCAGTTACAACGATAAACTCCCCGTCTTTGAAACGTAGGTATTCGTCTATCTTGGGATTGCCGAGCTTGCCAGTATCGAAATACTTGCCCGCCCTTGCTCGTTCCAGAAACGGCAGTACCGCTTCGTTGGTTAGGATGTCTGGGTGTCTCATTCTGTGTGTTTGGTCAAAAGTAAACAAAATATCAATACAAAAAACTCAAAGCAAAAAAAAGCCCCTCCGAAGAGGGGCCAGCAGTCCTAAAAAACACACACACTAAAAAGGACTGCTTTCTTCTACACGTGGAGCGAAGTGTTCCTCGTGGCTTGCGCCCTTCTGCTCGTTGAGCATCCAAGCGTTAAACTTATCGGCAAGCTCAAAAATCTTATCTACTGGAATCGTTGCTCCTTGTGAAACGTAGGCAGCAGACATTTCAACCGCAGACTTCAAAGCTACTTGACGAATAATGGACTTACCACGGTCGTCGTTACCCGCTGCGCTCTTTGCAAACGGAGCGGTGTAGTTGTTTTGGAATCCTGCTTTTTGAATCTTGATGGTTCCCTTCTCGTTCTTGGTGTAGGTAACGTCGTCACCTACTGCGTAAGGGGGAGTTGTGGACTTTGCGAAAGTCGTTCCGAAGTCGCCATCGTCGAAGCGTACTTCAAACTTGAAAAACTCGTTCCACTGTCCTGTTGGGGTGATGCTGGTGATTTTAGCCATTTTGCAATTCGTTAATTAAGGTTCGTTTTAATACTTCGTTTTCTGCTTCGAGGAACTCGTTGCGTGAGGCAAGTGCCTCGATGCGGTGTTGCAGAAATTCCACCATTTGTGCGGCCCCATCTTGAGACCAATTCGTTCGGAAGGTGTATTCCATAAAGTGAGTGTGTTGGTTAATGGTTCAAAGATATGTAAAAAATCAATACCACAAACATTCACCAAAAAAAATTACTTTGCCAGTATTCTTTTCTATTTCGGAGTTTCTAAATATGGAAACTTTTGTAACAAACCGAGCCGTGTCGTCCTGTACGCCTCCGTGCTTACGCAAACCATCCAAGGCGAACTTAATAGCCATAATACAGTTGTCGTTATCGTAGCCGTAGTTATGTTCCAAGTTTACTATAAGTGAACTAAATTTGAATTTATCGTATTTTGCTAATTGAGCAAGAACCTCGGCAACAAACTTATCCTTGGCCTTCTTGCGTACAATCCAATGCTTTGACGAGTAGAACTGGTTTAGCGAAGGAACCTTGCCAAGCGTAACCTCAATCCTTGTATCCGCAGCGAGCCGCAAAGGCGGGGTCGAGCTGGTGGATGCGTCCGAGCAGGACTTTCTCTTGCTCTTTGGCTTGGCTTCTTGTTTTGTCATTACAATTAGCGAAAAGATTCGCAATGTCCGCCAGTATCAAATCTATCTGGCTCTTTACTTGTGGATTGTTGTAGTATGGCATTTCGGTGTTTAAGTTCACGTTGTAAGTGGATTATTGCTTTCTCAATATCTTGCTCTATCGGGTTGTCTTGCTTCTTGCCCGCACGGAGCAAATAGGCGATTGCAACTCCGAGGTTGTAATTATCCTCTTGGAAGTCCAGTACCACGTCCATCGCTTCGATGCCCTTGTACTTGCCTATGTAGTATTTAGGTGCGCTCATTTGTCAAAGTGCTTTACGCCTTGCTCGAAGGTGTTGTATTTGCGTATGTCTCTTGCTTCGTCAATAGATAGGTTGTAGTCGCAAAATCCAAAATGATTCAAGAAGGCGTTGGTGTAGTCGTTCTTCAAACGACCCTCCTCGATAGCAAAGTATTTCATTCGCTTGGTGTTTCTATCTGTTCCCATATTGCAAACCTAACGCAGGATTGTTTAGGTTGTTGCAGTGTTGAAAACAAAAAAGTTATTAACACTTGTCGGAGGTATGCTCCTAATGCTTATTTTTTACAACTAGTTAGTTAACTTACTAGTTAGTTAACTTACTTAACTAATAACTAACTTAACTAGTAAGTAAAGTTAAAACTTGACTAAAATTAAAAATAAAAGAAAATCTTTGATTTAAGACACTTTTATATGTCAAAGCATATCAATGTACCACTTTTGGTAGAAAGTGTATTAGAACGCATATAAAGTACCTCTATCGCCTTAATAACACTATTATCATCATACCAACTGCAAACAGCATCAGGTACTTTTCGTAATTGCGGCTTTTAGGAGCCGTCACGGAGGTCTTTATGTATTTAGTCACTTGTACGGTGTCAGGTAGGCACGTTGCTTTAACACGCACCGTATCAAAGTTCCTAACAATTTTTAGGCGTATATTATCCTTTTGGACAACTACCGTATCAATATCTTTTAGCGTGAGTGTATCCCAAAGGTTTCGCTCTTTGGTTACAATAGTGGTATCAAACTTCGTTTGCCAGACGTTTGCTCCTTTCTTTACGGCTTGACGCAAATGCCATTCGGCGGAACAACTACCCAGAACAAGACTCACAATCAGGATTATCAATAGAGCAAGCAGGGGGTGTGGGTACGTCTTCGAGTTCATTAAGCCAGCTTTCAAAATTGGATATATTTGGTTTTCCCATTTTTCTTAATTGCTTTTAATACTTCTCCTTTGTTGTTGTTAACGTCGTAGCTTACGTGAATCCACGCTGGCTGGCTATCTGTACCAAACTCCCAGATGAGCTGCTTAAAATGCGTCTGCTTGCGTATGTAGGCAAATACAGAAGCCATATCCTCGCACTGAATGTCTGCTGCTCGTCCGAATAGGTGGTCGCTTGTTGCTCCTACGCCCCCAACTGCTGCATTAACCGCAGGCGAGCGATAGCCGCTGGTGACTTCAATAGGTCCGAACTTGTCTCTTGCTGGTTGAAGGACGTATTGTACCAAGTATTTCAAATTGGTTATCGCTTCTTGGCTTGGCTTGTTCGGTAAACCCGTTGAGGTCTCGGTAAACTCGCTCAAACTGAAATTTTCAGATAGCTTCATTTTTGATAAATTTTATGCAGTAACTCTAACTGGTTCCGAGTTAACGTGTCTTATATCGCACTTTTTGGTAGCAAGTTATCCCCTATATGGTACCTTATCTTCCCTGCCCTCGGTACTTCTTACTCGTCACCCCTTTGTTCGGGCTTTTGGTGTGTCTTCCGAGTTTTGGTTTTGCCTTGGTTATTTTTTTTGTCTGTTGCTCCTTCGCCATCTCTGCTCATCATTAATGCAAATCCACCCATCAGGAACGCACTAAACTCCGTTAGAGACGCTTTCTCGTACCAAACGAGTATTCCCCCGAACGAAATTAAGATAAGCCCTATTACGGTTGTCTTTGGGTTTCTAAAAATTCTATCTATCATTCTTAATATCCCGACTCCAACGCCACAAGGTGTAAACGAAGGAGGTTAGCATTACGACCATTCCTGCAATCTGGTGTACCTCGGCAATCGTAAGTCCACCAACGGCCAAAGACCAGCTTGTTGCTACTGCGCTTGTACTATCGTGTTTCATTCCTCAATCGGGGCAGGGGGTTGGCAATAGGCGGCATCTGGGTTGGCAGCGCAGTATTCTTGGGCGTAAACTTCCTCCCATCCTGCAAAAATATGGATGCCACAAGGCGCAGGCCAAACCACCGAATCAGCATAGGCGGCAAGCGGTTCGTTTTGCCATAAGATGTCAACGGCATAGTTAGGGTTCTCGCTTACGCAGATGCGCTCTCCTTGCTCGTTTGTTTCCCATTGGGTACAGATATGTCCCAACTCAACTACGGCCACTACAAGCTCCGTATTCCACGTGGTCTCGGTGATGCCATCCAGTGAGGTGGTAGTCTTTTCTATTGCTTTTTTGGCTGTTGCCCAGTCAGCAAACTCGTATTTTGAAAATGTCATAGTAAGTAAATAAATAATCCACCGAATAGTGTTGCAATCAAGTCCTTGTAGTCAAATCCTCCGTAGCGTATTTCGTCTATTAATTCTTTGCCTGCTGCTGCGACAAGCACGAGCAACATACTACCCGAAATAAGATAAAGCACCGCACCACCTACGAAGTGCAGTACCTTATCAAATGAAGTCCAACTGCTCATAGCGTGGTAAGTTCTGCCAGTTGGGCGTTGGTTAGACGGGTCTTAAATACGAGGGCTTGGCTAAATGAGCCCCTAAAAGAATCAGGGCCATAGCTTCCATCGTAATAACTTCCAAGTGCTAATGAATCAAAAGTTACAGTTGGAACGGTTACACTCGTGTCGGTTGCTTGTAGAACACCATTGATGTAAAGGACGAGGTTATTCGCTTCCCAGGCGGCTGCTATTTTGATTTTTCCCGTATATGGCGATGTGGTAGCGGCTATTCCAGTTGTAACTCCGCCTTCACGAACTTGCGCCCTGTATCTATTTGTGGTTGTGTCGTAAACGATGTTCACAAAATTTAATAAACTTGTATCGCTAATAAAAATCAAGTTTTCAGGGTCCGCACCGCTCGGGCCTTGACGCTCTACTTCCACAAATAAAGTTCCTACGGATGCGCTCAAAAGGCTTGATATAGATGTTTTATACGCAGCATCGGTCACACGGGTAACACTTGCGGCAAGCGTTGGAATGTAGCTGGTGGCGTAGGCTCCTTGCTCTACCTGCGCTCCGTAAAGATAGAAGCCGCTCGTTCCGTTTCCAGTGTATTCTTCAAGCCCGTAGGCACCCAAAGTAGCATTAGCTGAAGAAACGGAACCGAAAAAAGTAAAAAATGCACCACTAGCGTATGGCGTGTACGAGATGCTGCATCGGTACCAACCGTTGCCGTAATTTTCAATTTTAGCAGTACAAGCGGTCTGAGGCCCACCTTGCTGCGGTGTTTTAGCTACTCCGTTTTGAAGGTCAAAAACACAACCAGTCCAAGCTAAACTACTTCCAGCAATGCTTAACGAAATGTTATATCCGTTATATTTAGCAAATACTGACATAGTGCCAGCTACCCCTCCTAAATTTATTAAAGTCGTTTTATTTAAGTTGTGTGTTCCCGTATCGGTTGTTGCCCTAAACAGGTCAGCGTTACTATATCCATCTGGTGATGTTGCTGCATTTGCATTAATTGTATAACGGTCGCCTGTCCACTCTGCATTATTAAACTGCTCGGAGTAGTTGGAAAGGTTGCTCCGCTGCGGTTCCAGCAACAGGCGAGGACAAGAACTACCTAAATAGTCCAGACGGGGTACGTTGCTCACTGG